GAAGTCTGCGTGAAAGTCGAATACCACGACAAAGCCCCGGCCGTCGAGGCGAAGTAACTCTGACGAGGGAGTCCGCTGTGAACTTCCGCGACGATTACAGATCACGCCGACTGGCTCCGCGTCAAGGGGCCCACACTCTGAAAGGAAGCTATGGGCGATCCAAGTCTGAGGGCGGAGTTACTCGAAAGCGGTGAGGACGACGCGTGGGACTGGGAGCGCGCGAAGCTCCAACGAGATTTCATTACAGCAGAGGAACCGTTCACGGTCATCTCAGGCGGATTCGGTCTCGGCAAAACGACGGGACTGTGCGCGAAGACGATCCTCCTCATGACGGCGATTCCGAACAATCTCGGGTATCTGGGGCGGTTGGACGGCAAAGCCCTTCGGGCATCGACGATTCAATCGCTCGACGACATGCTGCCGAAGAGTTGGATCAAACGCCACAACGAGGCGAAGGGATTCATCCAGCTCAAGGCCGAGGTCGGCGGCAGCAAGCTGATCTACGGCGACTTCAAGGATCTTAACGACCTCAAGAATATGCCCCTGGGGTTCTTCGCTATCGATCAGATGGAAGAAATCCCGCAGTCTGTGTTCGACTACCTTGTCGGCCGTATTCGACGGCGGACGCCAATACTTGTAGACGGGCTTCGCCAATACTTCGTAGAAGGCGAGTGCCCGTTTGCCACGGTGGGTACGAGGCACTATGCCCTGCACGGCGACGAGCGTTGCCGTCTTTGCAGCGCGTCCCTCCCGCCTTTCTCCGTCAAGACGTTGCCGGGGAAAGAGTTGCCACCGTGGGACATGGTGATTTACAAGCGATACGGGTTTGGGGCGGCAAACCCCGAAGGACCGTCGCACTGGATCTATAAGTACTTTCCTGGTCTGCCGTCAGCGAACGGTATCAGCGTTGGGAACGGAGATCCAGACTACAAGGCGTTCCACGGGACACTGTATGACGGTCTCGAAGCGGGCTTCGTGGACCGGGCGTACGTCAGCAAGCTCGAACATCTGTACGGCAATAACGAGGCGATGAAGCAGCGGTACATCCTCGGCATGTGGGTTGAAGCCGAAGGCATGGTGTACCCTGACTGGAGACGGGATCTGCACACATTCCGCTTCGGCCAAAAGCGTCACGACGGGGAAGAGTTCCTGCATGACGGTATGGCTCCGTATGAATACCTCGACCACGGTCTGACGACGACCACCGCCGTAGGCTTCCTCTATGTTGAGGACTGTCAGTGCGGGTGTAAGAAGCAGAATATCTATTTGGTCGATGAGCATTACCAGGCGAACTCCGTTGTATCGCGGCATGCTGCCGCAATCAAGGCCCACCGTACCAACCTCGGTTGGGCGGGCGGTCCTCGTGCCACCTACATCGACTCGCAAGCGATGTCGAAGACCCTCATGGGTCAGAAGGGAACGCCACGAGAAGACGAGCTGTACTCCGTCGCCGATGAGTACTACGATAATGACATCGCTGTCTTGCCCAACCAAAAGGACTGGGACGCCGGTTATAACCGGATTAGCGAAATGCTCATTATCGACGAAGACCACGTGAACCCGTTCACAGGCAAGAAAGGCGCGCCACACTTTTTCGCGGCCACGCGCTGTCCGGGGTTCATCGAGGAAATCGAAACGTATAAGTGGAAGAAGGTCAAGAACGCGGCCAACACCCACACAGAAGAACCGGCCGACGGCCATGATGACCACATGGACGGCCTCAACGGATTCGTGACGACTCGTCCTGACGCGGCTCCTCCGACTGAAGAGGTCGCGCGCAGAGACATCGAAGAGGAGTTGGACAAGTGGGACGAGCATTTCGAGTCCGAGTATTCGCACATGGGGATCTAGGGGGTCTGAATGGCCTATAAGAAAACACGGAAGAGTCGTGTCGAAGAAGTCACACCGGCCGACGACGACCTCGTGACCGCGCAGGGATTTATCTCCTCGTGGGCGCGCACCACGCAAGTCGCGCGGCAACACTTTGCCCGTGACTACGAGTATACCGATGGCAACGGGAAGCAGTGGCTAGCGAAGGATCGGGCCAAGCTGGAAAAGCAAGGACGGCCCGTCATCGAAATCAATCAAGTACTGCCCCAAGTTCTTCTCGTTGCCGGTATGCACCGGGACGCCAAGCTCGGTATCTCGTGTAAGCCGCGGGGCATGGAAGACGCCAGACTGAGTGAGGTCACGAGCGCAGCCCTCCGTGCGACGATGGACTTTGCCCGCGTGCCGCGAGTGACCGACAGAGTGACGGACGACTCCATCATCTGCGGGCTCGGCGTGTGGGAGATCCTACATAAGATCGACGACGCGGAAGACCTTGTCTTCGGAGACATCACGGCGGAGCGCATTCCACCGGACTCATTTATCTATGACCCGTGGGCACTCACCTCGGCGGAGGGATTGCAGAACGGACAGTTCATGGGGAAGTGGTCGTGGTTTTCCAAGGACGACTTCCTCGACGAGTTTCCAGATCACGCGGGCTACGCGACGACCGGCGAGTGGATGAACATTCCGAACAAGTTCGGCCAGTCCTCGGGCGATCTGTTGGGCACATCGGACCAGCTCCTCGCGGAGATGTGGGACCCTATTAACGGGCGCGTGCGCGTGGTCACGTTGTGGTGTAAGAAGGCGATGCCTATTACACTCGTCGTCGATCACAACTCGGGGCGTGTCTACAACATGCCCGACCAAGACAAGGCGCGGGCGTTTCTGGCGGCGATGGCGGAGAAGGCGGGGCGCGATGCGGTGGCGCAGTTTGAGCCGATTCAGAGTGACCGCACTTCAGCCGTGGTGCTGAAGGGTACGGCGATTACCGCGCCGGACATGTTCTCAGGATTGCCGATGGAGTTTGCGGACCCTGAGTCGGCGAACGCGCACCTTAACGCACTCTCGCAGCGTGTCGGCATGGGCGTGTACCAGCAGTTCGAGGTGATTACTCGCAAGACGAAGAAGCCGTACTTCTATAAGATGGTGTGGAACGAGATCCTGAAAGAAGGATACTCGCCGTTCAGAGACCGGATGTATCCGTTCGCGGTGCTCATCGGGCAGCAATTCTCTGACACACCTGAGTCGATCATGGGCATCGTGCGGCCGCTGCACGATCCACAGGACGAATTCAATAAGCGGTATAGCAACTTGCTGGCGAACCTCAACAGCTCAGTCAGCTCGGGGTGGTTCAACCGCAAGAGTGGCGGAGCGAACACGAGACTGCTGTCTGAAGTTGGCTCGCGTCCTGGCGTGGTGGTGGAATACCAGTCCATCAAGCCAGAGCGTATCCAGCCGATGGAGATGAGTCAGGGGCACTTCATGCTCCTGAACCTACAGCAGCAGAACATCCGCGTCTCATCCGGCGTCAATGCCGACATGATGGGCGCGAATAACTCAACGACCGTATCCGGCCGCGCCATTCGCGCACGACAGGCCGGGGGCGCGACGGTACTCAAGCCGAGACTGCGGCGATATGAGGAAGCCTATTTGGACCTCGCAAAGCTGTGGCTCTCTCGTGTCCAGCAGTTCTGTCCGCCTGAGAAGTTAAAGCGTATCATCGGGGTGTTCGAGATGGGTGCGCCATTGGGCGCAAACAACATGCCGATCTTTACGGACCCACTGACCGGACAGCCGATGCCGGAAGCAATGATCTATCAGACGCTCGCGACACTGACGAATATCCAGTTCGATCTGAAACTGGACGTGACTCCGAACACGGATTCGGAACGTCAAGCGCAGTTCGAGAAGGGCATGTCGATGACGCAAGTGCTCACGAGTACCGGACGGCCTGTCGGCCCCGGCACGTTCGCGGCACTGTGTGACATGGCGGATCTTCCCACACGCTTCGCCGAAGGGCTCAAGCGGGACATGATGCTCCCGCCGTCCATGCCCCCGCAAGGGGGCGGCGGAGCGATAGGGAACGCGATGAACGCGATCAAGGGCGGTGCAGCCGGAGGGGGAGCAAACTCCTTCGGCGGTGCCCCGTCGAGCGGTGAAGGGATGGGCGGGACCAGCGGAGGACAGGGCGAGAAGAAAGAACAGGAATGAGCGACGACGTGATTACTGTGGTGGGCGCGCTGATCTTGATTGGTGGCGCGCTCTGCCCGTTCTTTCCGCAGGCGTGTCCCGCTGTCGCGGGGCTGCGGGTTGTCAAAACATACTTGGAGAAGAAGAAAGCCGATGAAGATGCCAAGCCCAGACCAGATGCCCCACAAGATGTCACCGTCAAAGTCGAAGAAGATGAAGTCCAAGAAAGCCAAAGCCACCGGGTTCGGGTTTAAGTTTAAGGAGAAATGCTAATGGCAACTGAGTTCGTTCGGCAGGAAGGTTCGTACGATCAATCGGTCAAAGTGAATACGGCGAGCCAATCGAAGTCGAAGGAGGCATCGTACTCGGCGAAGGCGACTCCGGCCAAGGAGCTTCCCTCGCACACGCAGTCTCCGAAAATGAGTAACAAGAGGTAACATGCTCCCCGACCAGTTCGCGGCGATGGAGGAATCCCTGTGCGCGGCTGAGAAGTCCGGCAAGCATGGGCATAACGCAGGCATCTCTGTGGCGCTGTGGCGTCTCCGTGGACTGGTGCTCGGCTATCGCTGGGCGCTCGATCACGGCTTCGTAGACCCACTCGTTGACCCAGAGGATAAACCATGTCTAACGTGCCAGCCAACGACGTAGACCTTATTGTGCAATTATACACCTGGCTTCCGATGTGGCAGAAGCTACTGAGGTTGCAGGATTGGAACATCACCGTCAACGTAAAGCGCCGACACCAGATGTCTGACCACGACGTACTCGGCCTGTGTAGACGATACACCGACTCGAAGGACGCAGACATCGACATCCTTTCGGTACAGGATATTTCGGCGCACAAGGAAGGAGACGACGCCGACTATGAATTGACTTTGGTGCACGAGCTGTTGCACGTGCATTTCGCGTTCATGAACAATGACGAGGGGCATGCCCGACAGCAAGAAGAGTTGATCGTCAGTACGTTGTCTCGTGCGCTTGTGAAACTAAATCGGGACGGCCTTACCAGCTAGTCCCACGGACGTGAATTTGCGTAGTCGTCGTACGCGCCTGTCGCCGGGGTGTTCGGGCGGTGGAGGTATTGTGGCTGTAAAAGTTGCGTCGTCGAAGTCAGATGGCATTATGGACAGTTCTCCCGAGATGGATTTTAACTCTCCTGAGTTTGCGGCTGCGCTCGCGGGCAAGGCCGTAGACAAGACGGAAGAGAAGGCGAAGGAATCGGCAGACGAAACGGCAGAGAAAGAACCGGGGTCTGCGCCCGACGAAGCCGAGACCGAAAAGGAATCCGACGAGAAGGAAGAATCGAGCAAAGAGGAAGACACAAAAGACGAGAGTGAACCGGCCTCCGTTAAGGCGCTTCGTAAAGAATTGAAGCGCGTTCGCGCAGCGAACCGTGAGAAGGACGAGAAGCTCGAATCCCTCGAAGCGAAGGTGAACCAGCTCGCCGAGAAGTCCGACACCAAGGAGCTATCGGAGAAGGACCGTCAAG